ATGAGAGGCCAGGCGTGGAACGCGGCGATGCCCACGCTCATCGACCGGGACGCGGACGGTACTGCTGCATTGGCGGCGTGGCTTCTCGACTGTCAGCGGCGCGGGCTGCGCCCGGCCACGCTGCGGGACCGGGAGAACGTCATTGAGATGTTCGGGCGGGCGATCGACCCGACGCCGCTGCTACAGGTCACCGTGCCCATCGCCGAGCAGTGGCGAGGGTCCTTGGACCACCTCTCCGCGTCGACCATCAACACCTACACGAGTCACGTGTTCGGCTTCTACCGGTGGGCTCTGCGGCGCGGGCTGGTCGCAGTGGACCCAACGTGCGACATTGCGGTGCCCAAGGTCCGCCCCGGCGTTCCGCACCCGATTGAGGAGGGCGACCTAGAGCTGGCGCTGGCCACTGCGGGACAGCCGCTGCGGGCGTGGCTCGTCCTCGCGGCATACGCGGGCCTGCGCTCGGGTGAGATCGCCCGAATGCGGCGCGAGCATGTCCTGGACACCCGCACACCCGCGTTGATTCACGTCGTCAACGGCAAGGGCGGCCGGGAACGGGTGGTGCCTGCCGGTTCGGTGGTGCTGGCCGAGCTGGCGCAGCACCTCACCGGCCGCCGCGGTCGACTGTGGCTGGAGAACAGGACCCAACCTGAGCACACTTTGAGCATTCAGGTGTCTCAACATCTGCGGCAGCTCGGCATCCCGCACACCTGCCACAGCCTGCGGCACCGCTTCGCCACCCAGCTCTATCAACGCTCCGGAGGTGATCTACGGATGACGCAGGACATGCTCGGGCACGCGAGCCCGGCCACCACGGCGATCTACGCGGCGTGGGACCCGGTACTTGCAGCGACCGTGCTGGACGACCTCGCTGGCGGCTTGGGCAGACCCGGACCATTGAAGAGGTGACCTTTAGCGGCGCCGTACGGCGCCGAACGGCCCTGCCCCCGGTGTAGATGGGGATGGGGGTGGGGCCGGACGCGCCCTGGGCCGGAGGGTGGAGCGTGGTGGCCGAACTACGCTTCGCACTGTGATCCTCGACGGCGTGCGCCTCTTAATGCGCGATTTTTCCGCGCGATAAGTAGACTTGTAGTTTGTGACTCGGAACACACATTCTGCTACGAGCAGGTAGCAGACCAGGCGAAGAAGGTGCACATGATCCCTGTCGCGGCTCTACCGGCAGCAATCGTCAAGATAATCGTGCAAGCGTTCAAGCACCCCACTGAGGGGATGAAGATCGAAATCGACGGCACTTCGGTCAACGTCGCATCGTGGGACGAGAGCTTCCCCACGGACGTTGGGCGCCACAGTGAGGCCTCTGTACAAGCGCGCCGTCCTAAGACAGTGACGGAGCCCCGTCACGCCAAGACTGTCTCCTGACGCGTGGCATCTGGGCGCGACCGGCGTCGAGGTCATTCTCGCGTCCAGGCGATTCACTTGGACACTGCTCTCGTTGATGTCGTTGACGCTTGCCCTTCTCGCGGCGCTGGTCTACTTGAGTGTCACGATCCCTGACCCGACCAAGTCTCAGAACAGCGCAATAGACACGATTACCAGGGCACTGTTCACATGCGTCGGGGCTCTGGCTGGGCTGTTGGGCGGGAAGGTCACTTAGGTGGTCCTCTCCGGGACTCGCCAGCATGGCACACACCCACGCCGAATCGGTTGAGAACGCCGACAGAACAGCCCCGGCCCGGTGATGATCGGGTCGGGGCTGTTCTGTCGGCGCTGGTCGGGTCTGCGCGGAGCGTGAAAAGTCCCCGCTCACCGGCCATCCTTTCCCGTGCGTCGGCAAGTAAGCGACGACAGGCGCGGTTGACGCCGAGATCAGGGGTCGTCCGCGTCGGAATCGGGCGGGTCGAGCTGGCGGGCGACGGCGACGTGCTGTTGCAGCATCACGAGGAACCCGCCGGGCCAGCCGTGGACGGCGTAGTAGGCCTTGCGGGCCTGCCGCCACGCGGTGAGTGCCTCGTCCAGGGCGGCATCGTCCGGACCGCGGGGGTTGAACACCCGCAGGTGCGCCGGGGGCTCGTGCAGCACCGTGTGTCGGCGCCTCACGCGGGCTCCCGGCGGCCGTAGGCGCCGCGGGAACCGGACCGGCGCTGTGGTCGCTCGTCCTCACCGGCATCGGGGAACCGGAGGTCCGCGAGCAGCTTCAACAACAACACCCGCTGTAGGCGCAGCTCCCGAGCCGCCGGGTGCACCGCACGGTCCTCGTCCAGCAACCCCTCGGCCCGGACCACGGCCCGCAGCAGCTCACAGGAGTCGAGCACGTCCACGGCCTGGCGCAGGATCACCAGCTCGTGCCCGTCGAGGTCGAACGACTCGGTGACCTTGCGCCACAACCGTGCCCCTCCCGGCCCGGTGCCCGTAGGCGGTTTCGACTTGCTCACGACGATCACCTCGAAACTTTTTAGCTACCGGGGAGGGTTGCCCTGACGGCCACGCCGCGGTCAGGGCGATGGGGGGTCCGGATTTTATGGGGCACAACGTGTTTCGTGTCTCGGCTTGCCGGGTTCACGGTTCACGTCGACCTCATCGCGTGTCCATCATGGACTGTCGACCTCCTCAGCCCTGCCCACGGTGACCAGTGCCGTGTGCTTGTTCAGCCGTGAAACCATGCCGCGGGTTCGGTGGCGGGCTCGATGGCGTGCCCCAGCTCCCCCGTCACGGGGACGAGTCCGGCGGGCAGACTTGCCAGGGTGTCGGCCATCCCCGGATCGGCCGCGAGGACAGTCAGCCAGTGCTGTCGACGAGCAGGGGTGATGCTGCCTCGGTTGACCGCAGCGGCGACCAGCGTGGCACGGTCACGCTGGACAGCGGCCGCGGCGATGGCACGTCCCTGCTCGGCGTCACGTCGCAGTGCGGCCAACGTGTCGGGGTCCACCTGGGTGAGCCCGGCCGCGGCGGCGGTCTGCTGCCCGGTGGTGGGTGCGGGTGCGGTGATGGCGTCCTCGACGGCCAAGGCCACCAGCTCGGGGTCGGTGGTGTCCGCGGGCAAGGCCAGGGCCTCCAGCAGCCGCATCCACAAGTCGTGCGGGATGGTGTGGACGGGCTCGGCCGCGGTCGGGGGTGCGGTGGTGGGGGTGGCCGGGGTCTTGGTGGTGCTCGGTGCTGGGGCGGTCATCGTGTCCTCCGAAGTCTTGCCTGAATATCTGCGGGTTGGGGGGGTGCATTTCCTGGGCAGGGGGGGTGCTTTTCTAGGGCAGGGGGTGGGCGAATCTAGACGCCGAGCCCGACAATCTTGCGAATCGCGTAGGGATTCGTGATTCCCATGACGGGCATCACGTAGCTCTGAATCCAGGTTTTGCGGGTGGCTTGTTCCCGCCACGTCTCGGTGGTCAACTGGCGCTCGTAGTCCAGGAAACCGACCTGCCCGCGGGCCACGGCGTAGGCGACACCCACGGCGATGCGGTTGGAGGCGAATACCTCGATACAAGCGGCTTTCAGCGTGTCCGGTAGGTCGGAGCCGTAGCCGATCGTCAGCGCCTCCCACTGTGTGGGGTGCACCAGCCAGAGGTCGAAGGTGACGCCGAGCTCGTCGGCGTCGGCGAGGGCCTGAACCTTGGCGAAGTCGCCGATGGGCTGTTGCCGGTTGGGGGTGGGGGTGGAGCCGGAGACTTGGAACGTCGACCAGTTGTTGCCGGTCACGAAGTCGATGCTCCCGGCTGGGGTCACCGCGGCTTCGATGGTCTCGACCGCGCGCTGGTTGACGCGGCGTACCAGCGTGTTCGATAGCTGGGTGACCTGCTGGTCGAGGAACCGGGAATCGTTGCGACTCCGCGCTTCGTCGGTGACGAAGAACTTTCCGCCCCAGTCCTCGGCGACCGCGACCAGGGCGGGGCCGCGGGTGCCGGACAGGACCGGGTACTCATCGCCGGGGCCGCGCTGCTCGGTGTTGCGGGACATGAACAGTGCGTCGCGCTGCATCTGCTCGTAGATGACGGCTCCGGCGGCGACGGACACCCCTGAGCCGGTGAACACCCGGTCCACGATGAAACGCTGTGCGGTCAGGTCGGCGATACGGCGAGTGATGACCTGGGGGGTGTTCAAGGCGATGTCGACCGTCAGCGACGTGTTGACGACGGTCGGGGCGCCGAGCGGGTAGCTGACGGGGGCGGGGCTGGTCATGGTGGTGTGTCCTTTCCGGGGATCAGTAGAGGGAGACTTCGGCGTCGGCGCCGACCGCGCTGCCGGTGACGGTGTAGCCGACGGCTACGCCGGTGCCGCGGGCGACGGCGGTGCCGTTCGCGCCGACCTCGACCTCAGCGAAAGCGACCAGGGCGGTCCCGGCGGGCGGGGTGGCCACGAACGTCACCCGGGAGCTACCGCGCTGCACCCCGATCACGGCGTTGACCGCGGCGTCGTACTTGGACACCCCGCATACGCGGCCGCCGGCATCGGCGTGCGCCACGGCGATGTTGCCGCCCACGCTGGTCCGGTTGCCGGTGATCTTCAGGAACCGCTTGCCGAGCACTGCGGTGCTGGCGCGGCCGGTGAGGTCGCGGCCGGGCTCGTAGATTCCGACGTTGGGATTGGTCATGGGGTGTGTCCTTTCGGGTTGGCCGCCTCGATGGCGGCGATCAGGATTGCGGCGCGGCGGTGACGGCGCCGGGCGGCGGCAACACGGACAACCACCCGACGCCGGGTATCGGTGACGCCGGGCGCGGTGGTGTGCAGCCGGATCACGCGCTGCCCGGTGGCCGCGGCCGCGGCGAGCCCGTAGAGCTGACCGACGTCGGCGAGGGAGCGCAGCGTGGACACCCCGGGCGCGGTGGCGCCGAGTAGCGCGACGGCGGTGAGCACGAAGCCGTAGCTCGTCCCGCTCGGGTCGGTGAATCCTTGGATGCCCTCGACGGAGCGGTCCGGATAGGCGGCCGCGGCCACGTCGGCGAGCAGGGCGGGCACGCCCACCAGATCGCCGACCAAGGTCTGTCCGTTGTCGGTGATCCGCAAGTTGTCGACGTAGCCGAGTGCCGGTTCACCATCGAATCGCTCGTCGAGGTGCCCGATCTTCACGACCGGCTTGCGGAGCGCCCCGGCCCGGTGCGCGGCCACGGCGGCGACCAGATCGGCCGGGGTGACGGTCCACGGCCCGGTGCTCAGATCCCAGACACCGCAACGGATCAGCTCGACACCGGGGATCGTCCGGAGGTCCACAGTCATCACCGATCACCCGGCGCGAAGCTCCACGGCGTCGCGTTCGAGCAGCCACCGTCCGCCGCTGCGATGCGCGGGCAACGTGCCCCTGCGGCAGTGATCGCGGATGTTGGACGGGCTGCACCCGAGCAGGTCCGCGGCTTCCTCGCTGCTGAGCAGGTCATGGCTCGACAATGGCAGCCACGGGGCGGCCGGGACTGACGTCCTTGCGTAGGCGTCAGTCGGTGCGTCAGTCGGTGCGTCAGTCGGTGCGGCGGCCTCGTCGAGCTGGGCGCAGATCGCCTGCAACGCCGGGGTCAACCGTGCACCGCGGGTGCGGCCGAGCTGCTCCAGGGCGCGCAGCCCGGCCACCACTGTGGCCGCCGCGGCCGGGGTGAGCAGCACGGCGTGGTCGAAACGCTGGACGTCAGGTCTCATCGTCATCGTCCGCTTCCTCGGCAGGTGAGTCGAGGTAGGCCAGCGTGCGGGCCAGCTGTGTGCCTTCGTCGCGGAGGTAGCCTGCGATCCATTCCGGGGAGGCGTCGGGGGGGAGCAGCCGGACGTGGGCTTGCACCGCGCTCGTCAGCGCCAGCATCAGCACCGCGAGCGCGGCTTGCACGTCCGGCTGCTCGTTGACGATCTCCCGTATGTGGGCGAGCGGGTCGAATCCGGGAACTGACACGGTCCCGGTGAGCAGTTGCGCGGCGAGCTGGGCGCCGGGACGGAACGCCCCGGCCTCTTGTGCGTTCATCAGGTGGTCTCCGTCGTGGTGTGTGGTGGGGGTCATTGTGCCCGGCCCGATCGCTCGGGAGTCGGAATCCAGTACGCGAGCACGTCGGCTTGCCGCCGGGCCATCGCGTGCCGGAGAGCGGCCAGGGATGCGCGTGTTGCTCGGCGCAGTGCGGGCACGCGATGACGACGTAGCGAGCACGGCGGTGGTAGCCGACGCGCACAAGCTCGGCGACCGGGTAGCGCGTGGGGCCGGTCATTGGGTCACCGGCTCACCAGAGGCGCGCCAGGTGTTCGGCGGTCTGTCAGCAGCCGCGGTTGCACTTGTTGCGGATGTTGCACTCCTGTTGGGAGGGGGACCTACAGCACCAGTAACAGCACCTTCATCATCATCTCCAAGTTTCCAAAGGGGTTGCTCAACATCCGCAACATAGCGCCGCCAGGGGTCGTGCAGGTCGGTTGCGCGGTAGCCGCGCGGAGTGCTTCCGCCGATGCGCACGGTGACGCTGTGCACGTCGTACTTGCCGAGCTGGCGGGCGAGCCAGCGGGCGTCGACGGGCTTGCCCCGGAGGTCGCTCCACGGTCGTTCATCCATGCTGTGCAGCGCGGTGAGAATGGACTCACTCGCCATCGCGTCGGCTCCTTCGAACACCACCTTGAGGTCTGCCAGTAGCTGAATGCCGATGCTGGGTGCCCCTCCCATAGAGTCCGCAACAAGTGCAACAGCCGCAACGCGCGCCCGTCTCGGCCAGCTACCCCCGGCGACGTCCGCCACAGCGAGCAGGGCCTCCCAGACGTCGGCCGCGCGGTCCTGAATCTCGGTCGGCATGGTCGGCCACGCGATCGGTCCCGACACGTCGGCGGCCCACGTCGCCAACATGTTTCGCAGCGCCGCTGCCTCAGGCTCGTTGATCCGCAGCCGCCACGGCTCGACATGCTCGTCCGGTGCGCGCCGCCGCATCCGCACGACGACCGATCGGCTCATGATCGTGTCCGGCAGGTCGTTGAGCCCAGCCAAGGCGACTGCGCAGTAGGCGGGAAGCTCCTCGGTCTCCACGAGCTTGCCGCGGACCACGCACCGGCCAGCGACGGCGCCGCGGCGGTGCCCGGCGTTGAGCATTCCGCGGATATCTTCGTTGTCCTTGGCCTTCGGGCCGAACACGGTGTCGATCTCGTCGTAGAGGATCGTGGGCGGCCCGGCGTCGTCGGAGACCTTGCGGAACAGGTAGGCCGGCGACGTGTTGACCGCGTGCACAGGACGCGGCACCAACGGCTCTGTGACCTCCAGGCACCGGCTCTTGCCACTGCCCGGCTCGGGTGAGAGAAACGCGATCCGCGGTGTCGATTCCCAGGAGTCCATCAGGTGCGCGTGCGCGATCCACAGCACGTGCGCGATCCGGGCGTGCTCGCTCGGGTAGGCCACGAACCGGCTTAGGAACGTCTCCACGGCGTCCAGCAGCTCAGCCCCGGTAGGTTGCTCCGGTCCTCCCGTGTGGAGGTCCATCACTGCGCCACCACCGAACGGCGCCGGGTCAGCTCGGCGTGGCTCGGACGCCGACTCTGCTCAGTCCAGTCGAGAGCGGCCGACACCGCGTAGCTCGCCTCGCGCTGAGCCTTGAGCCGATCGCGTTCGATCTGCTCGGCGATGAGGTAGGCCGCTGACTCGGCGCGGTCGAAGTGGCGCAGCGCGAAGGCCTCCACGGCCTCGCGGGTCGCGTGCGGCAACCACGCCGCGACCTCGTTGGCCCGGTCCTGCCAGTAGTTCTCGGTGCCCTCGCTTATCGGTGCGGTAGACTTGGCACCAGTACAGGCCGGGACGCCAGTGCTTACGGGAGCCGCCTTCACCGGGCGGCTTTCGTCGTTCATACTGAAGTTCCGCGCAGCAAGGCGGCGATACGATCCCGCTGGGCCGGGGTGAGCGGTGGGGCTTGCGAGACCACCTTGGCGACGTGCTCGGCCAGGCGTTCGGCCTTGAGCTGGCGTTGCAGGTCGGTGACGTCGGCGTACGGATTCTTTTTCTTGGCAACGGCGATCTGAGATCGCGTGTGAGTCCAACTCACGGTGTCGGCCCTCCGGGCAGCAGATAACCGCGTCCCGTCCTCTGTACGAGGGAAGACGCCTGCCCGTGCGACGTGAAGCCTGCACGGCCGACTTGAAACTTGCTAGAGACTACTAGACGATGGTGGCGATATCCAGTAACGGCGCGCCCGAGACCATCAGTCGCTGTACCTGAAACTCAGTCAGCCGGGGACGGTGACCACACGATGCGCAGTCGAAGGCGAAGATGCGCGGCTCGCCGGTAACGCTCATGGAGCGAGAAGCGTCGGTCCGCATCACCCCTCCCTTGGTGGTCCGGCGCACCCTACGGCCGCGGTAAGTGATCCTTGTCGCCGAGCGCCATTGAGCAAGTCCGGCGCTCTCCGCGGACTCGCCGGTGGCGTCCCAGCCCAGCCACGCATCAAGGTCGGCGAACGCTTGAACGTGCTCGGCAAGGGTCGTCTCTGCCTCCTCGCTGCGCTCGTCGATCAACTCGCCCAGCTTGCGCCGGGGGTGGGGACGTTTCCGACCGGTGCAGACCACAAGCACCGTGCTCATCACTGCCGCCACTCGATGCGTACGTGCTCGGGGTTGAAACCAGCGCCGCGCGTAGTCGGTAGCAGTGTGATCGTCATCAACAGCGCGACCAGCTCCTTCTTCTGCTTGAGGTCGAGCGCAGTCCACGCCTTCTCGACGTCGCCGGACTTGACAACACTCGCCAGCGCAGCGAGAGACGGCGCTGGCGGCGGTGTCATCGCTTCCAGCGCCCCGATCCGCGGTCTCAGACGACCAGTGATCGAGCGGAGCTGGTCGCGGGTGATGACGTCCTCGGCGTAGTCATCAGCGGCGTTGCCGAGCCGCTGGCGCAGCCGCTCGGCTTCCACCTCGTAGTCCGGTGCCGGTTCCGATGGGGGGCGGAGCAGGTCGACAGCATCGGGGCGCATCAGCCGGGCGCAGATGACAGCAGTGACGTACCCATCGAGCGCAAGTTTGTCGCGGACCATGCATCCCTTGTCGGCGCATCGGTAGATCGCTCGTTTCTCCCCCTTCGCGGCCTTCACCTGCGAGCCGCGCAAGTTGCCCCCGCAGATACCGCACTGGCTGACACCGGAGAGCAAATGCACGCGTGCGCGGGCACCACCATTGGAGCGCCGCGACGGATCGGTCAGGATGCGCCGGGCGCGTTCCCAGTCCTCTCGCGGCACAATCGCCTCCCACTGCCCTTGCCCCACGATCTCCCCGTGGTAGGTACGCAGACCTGCATTGTGGGCGCGGATCACCATGAAGCGCACGTTGGACAGCGACCACAGTGCCCCGTCGGCGTTCCGGCTGCCCCGCTCGTTCATCACCTTGGCGATGCTGCGCAGCGAAACGCCGGCAAGGACTTTGGCGGTCGCGAACTTCACCCATTCGGCCTCGACCTCACAGAGGGTTGTCCGGTCTGGGTTCCAGCCGTACGGGCGCTCCCCGCCGTGGTGCTTGCCCTCGACGGCATTCTGTTCGAACTTGCGGCGGATACGAGCCGACTTGTGTTCGGACTCATACCGCGCGAACGCGCCCAGCGTTCGGGCCATCACTCGGCCGGATGGGGTCGACAGGTCCAGCTCACCCGCCTGCACCGTCTCGACGCTGCACTTGGTCGACTCGATCAGGTCAATGAACGTCTCTAGCTCTCGCGGCGACCGGTGAAGTCTGTCGGTGTGCCATGCGACGATCCCATGCACCCTGCCTGACCGTACGTCGGTCAACAGACGCTCGTACTCGGGCCGTCGTTTGCCGCTGAACGCTGAGACGTCGTTGTCGACGTAGGTGTCGACCACGGTCCAGCCGTGGTGCTCGGCCAGCGCGGCGCAGTCTTGGCGCTGTCGCGCAACGCCTAGACCCTCCCCGAGCACGTCGGACGAGATTCTTGCGTAGACCCCTACCGCTTTCATGCCTTCTAGGTTACGTTAGATTGGTCTCGTTCATGGTCTTCCTCGTTTCCCAGACCGCCGGCGCAGAAGTTGCGGACCGGTCGGCGCCGGTCGTCAATGACCGGTGAGACGAGCCTGCGCCCGGCGCCGAGGCGCCGAAGCGACTCCAGGCCAGCGGTGTGGACAACCAACCCGACGTGCACAACCAGCTTCGAAACGGACCCGGGTCAAGGGATCTGTCGGGGGCGTGTGCAGCACCGCCGACGGGTCAGGAGGGCTGGCGTTCTTCCTCTCGACGTCGCAACTCGGCAAACATGGCGTTGTGCGCCGCGAGGTCGGCGTCGTCGTTGCTCTCGGCTGCCCGGTCGGTGCGCCTGGCGGTGCGCTCGTCGGCGCGCGACCACTGGATCAGCAGCGCGACCATCACCAGGACCAGTGGTATTTCGCCTGCGGCCCAAGCGATTCCGCCGCCAAGTCGCTGGTCTCCGAGCAGGTCCGCGTTCCAGGTCAGTCCCAGGGAACGGTAGTAGGGTCCCGCGATCACGTGCGCGTATGACATCAGGATGACGCCGAAGAAGGCATGGAAAGGCAGCGCGGCAAACACCATGCCCAGCTTGCCGACCGGCGGCAGCTTCCGCGGTGCCGGGTCGATGCCGATGACCAGCCAGTAGAACAGGTAACCCGAGACGAGGAAGTGAGCGTTCATCAGGACGTGCGCGGTGTGATAGCCGACCAGGGCGTCGAACAAGCCGCCGAGATAAAGGGCATAGAAGCTGCCCACGAACACGCCCAGTGCGATCAGCGGATGCGTGAAGAATCGGGAAACCCGACTGTGCAACGCGGCCAGCAGCCACTCCCGCGGCCCCGGTGGCGCATCTGCCTTCGAGGCAGGCAGGGCGCGCAGGGCAAGCGTCATCGGACCACCCAGCGCAAGCAGCACGGGGACCAGCATCGACAGCACCATGTGTGAGCTCATGTGCACGCTGAACATGGCCGTGGAGTAGCGGCCCACTCCGGAGGACGTGTCGAACAACAGCACCGCGCACCCGGCGAACCAGGCGACGGTGCGACCCACCGGCCAGGCGTCCCCGCGCCGGGCCAGCCGACGCACCCCCAGGATGTACACCGCGGCGAGCACGATCGCCGCGGTGCCGAAGACCAGGTCGAAGCGCCAATCGAGAAGGAGCCGGGAAACGGTGGGCGGACTGTTCAGGCTGTAGCCGAGCTCCACCTCGGTCAGCGAAGGCACTGCACCGGCCTGGGGTGGCGGTGTTCGACTGAGCCCGATGGCCAATCCGACGGTGGAGGCCAGCAACAGCAACTCGACTCCCGCGAGGGCAATGAACGGTGCGCGATTGCTCGGATCGGCCCGCAGGGCGGTGACGGTACGTCGCCGCTGCGACCAGCCGAAGAAACCAAGCAGCACCAATGCGGCCGCCTTGGCCACGACGAGCACCCCGTAGGTGGTGGTGAACAGCGCCGACAGGGGCACCCGCACCGAGGCATTGACCACCCCCGTCACCCCCATCACCACGAAACACACCAGCGCCAGACGAGAGAACCGGCGCACCGCCAGGTCTGCGTGGGCGCCGCGGCGGCGGGCATGCATCAGTACCGCCGCCAGCCCTCCTGCCCACAAGGAGGCCGCGACCAGGTGGAATACCAAGCTGTTGCTGGCCACATCGTGCGATCCGCCCGCGGAGGAGTGCCCGGACAACCCCAGCGGGACCAGCGTGAGCAATCCCAGACCCAGCAGGGCAGGCGTCCAGCGCCACCGCAGTGTCACCCGGCACAGCACCGCCAGCACGAAGGCGATGCCCGCAGTCCAGGCCCACGCCTTGCTCACTTCGACGTCACCCACTAGACGCAGAATCAACGCCGGGTCCAGCGCTTGCCGCAGCGGTTGACCGGAGGTGTCGGACAGGGTGAGCGGCACCAGCAGGGCCGCGCAAACGCACCACACGGTGGCGGACGCTGACGCGACGCGCATGGCGCGGTAGCCGTCGACATCCAATACGCCACTACGTTGGGGCGGCACCAGAAACGCCGACAGCAGGATCGAACCGACTGCGAGTACCGCGGCCGTCTCCCCCACCGCCCGCACCACGGGCAGCCCATAGGTGGTGAGCACACCAGGGTCGGGCAGCCCGAGCAACACCAGCGCCTGCGTGGTGGACAGCGCGGCCAACGCGGCCGCGATGAGCGCAGCGAGACCTACCGCGCCGAGCAGCAGTCCACCCGAGCGCTGGGGCAATTGACGGGCGGTGTTCGGCGGGGACATGACCGCAAGGGTAGGAGCATTGCGCACGTCACGTCGTCGCAGGTCGATACGCTGAGGGCTGTGCGTAGGCGGGGTGCGGGTGCAGCGCTGGCCCTGACCGCGCTACTCATGGTCGGCGGTTGCACAGACACAGTGTCCGGGCGGGCCGTCGGCAGCACGTCAGCGCCGAGTGGCTCGGCCGGAAAGCCCGGTGCCGCCGCGGAACTGGCCAGTACCGGCCCGCGGACCGCGGTTCCCAAGAAGCCCAACGGCCCCGCCCCGTGCACGATCGCCAATCAGGCCCAGCTCAATGCCGGCCTCGGCCAGGTCACCGGCGCCCCCGCTGCCCTGAGCGGCAACGCCAACAGCTGTGTGTGGCCCCTGGGCTCCGGCCCCAAGGACGGTTTCCTCGTGGGTTATGGCATCAGCTTCGACGACGTGGTGCACACCCACCCCGCCGCGGGTGGGGCGTTCGAGCGACGAACCGACGGCAACAGCACTTGGCTGTGGTGCGACGTGTCCAACCAGACCGGCGCATTCACGTGCGGCGCCGCGATCGCTGTGAGCGTGGACCGCACGTTCGTCACCGGACTGGTGCGCTCACCGGGCGCAGGCCGAACCAAGACTTCCGTACTGGCGGAGCTGCAACCCGTCACGATTGCGCTGTTCAGGTCACTGCCCGGGGTGTAG